TTTGACGTTGTTGTAGCAGAGACAGCGTTCCGTCAAGTATTGAGTGATAGACCTAATCCTATTCCTTGGCCATTCTATACTGTGCGTGATACAAGAACACTGTATGAACTAGCCAATGTTAAATTGAAAGATGGCGGATACAAGACTACACACAAAGCAGTAGAAGATGCTGAACGTCAGGCTATCAAAGTGCAAGAAGCATATCGTAAGTTGGGACTGACTAAATGAAATTAGTTTATTTGAATGATTCAAATATACCTTATGCAGAGGCTGAAAAGCATTTTGATGAAGCCGCCGATTGGGCAAAACAAAACTGCGGTACTTTTATAAGTCATACTGTTCAGGATGTTAGCGATGTTTCTTATAACTACGATCACGTAGCAGAATATAGATTCCGTGACCCTAAAGATGCAATTTGGTTTGAATTAAGATGGCAATAATTTATGAAATTTAAGAGTGATATTGATATTGACTTTGCAGATCGTGAATTGATTTTGCAAAAGATTAGTCATACCTCTGCCGCAATGCGCAATGCTAAAGTTTCCAACTATGCTAATCATCAATCTACTATACGTAAACATGCGACAGGCGTTTATGTAACAGATATACCTTACGACCCTGTCAATGATATGGCATCTATCGATTATGTAGACGCAGAAGAACGTGGCTATATGAAAATCGACATGCTCAATGTACACGTTTATAAGAATGTGCGTGATGAAAAACATCTTGTAGAGTTGATGGCTGAACCAGACTGGAATAAATTAAACGATCCTTCATTTGTAGAAAAGTTGATACACTTGGGTAATCATTATAATAGTTTGCGTAAGATGCCTGAGCCAGTAAATAGTATACCGAGACTAGCAATGTTCTTAGCCGTCATACGACCGGGTAAAAAACATCTGATAGGACTATCTTGGTCAGAAGTGAATAAGACTATATGGGACAAAGAAGAAGGCACATATAGTTTCAAGAAGTCGCATGCGGTGGCGTATGCGCATCTAGTCGTAGTACACATGAATTTGTTATCCAATGAACTTACAATTAGTTAAAGAAAATGATCCTATATTAAGATTGACCGCAGAACCATGGGACTTTGAGACTGACGGAGACCCTAGCGATATCATCAAAGACATGGCTAGGATCATGATAGAGAGCAACGGTATCGGTCTAGCAGGTCCACAAGTAGGCTTGAGTAAACGCATCTTTATCATGGGCAATAAAGACAAATTATATGCTTGCATCAATCCCGAGATCATAGAAGCAGATGGTAACATCATGGATCAAGAAGGTTGTTTAAGTTTTCCTGAATTATGGTTGCGTGTCAGAAGAGCAGACACTATCAAAGTCAAATATCAGAATGCGTTGGGTGGAATTATAGAGACTGAGTTTTCAGGACTAATATCTAGAGTCTATCAGCATGAGTCTGATCATTTGAATGGGGTTTGTTTTGACACTAGGGTAGGAAAACTCAGCCTAGAAATGGCTAAAAATCGCAGAAAGAAGCGATCAAGGAAGCCGCTTAACTAACGTTATACTACGGCGCTTTGTCTTGCGCTTGTTAAGTTCGTTTAGGCTCACTATAGGGCCGTGTAACACGGTTAAATTCTTATTGTTAAATGTCCTCAGATAGGGCTTGAATGGATTCCATTCTTCCTTGAGGAAAATATTGATAGGTATCTGACGGTTACTTTCCCACCACCAGACCTCGCCTAACTCTAGAAACAACTCTTTTACCTTTACATCTACTATAGAACCATAATCATATATGCTAGTACATTGATCATCTCGGTTCTGCATTATTCCCACATAATCTTGGCTGGCAAAGGAAACGACCGTTATAAAGGGGTGATTGTCGGTTAACTTCTTAAAAAAATCTTTTGAAATCGTCATTGAAGATTATTTATAATTGGGTTGCCAATAAAATATTTTATTTTTATGCGACTAAATACATACAGGAGCGACAATCTGTGACGATTAATACAGTTAGATATTCAACACCAGCATTCATTTTCACCCAGCGCCAGATTGTCGTCCTACTATCAGGAAACAGTCCGAGGGCCTTTATGCCAGTATACGCAAAAACCATGAATCTACATAAAGGTGTAGATAACAAATTACAGTTTCAGTTCTTGAACCAAGAGCAGAAACCAGTGGATATCACAGGAAAAGTGATAACTTGTCGCATCATAAATTATGATGGTACAGAAGTATTAATAAAGAAAGCATTGACATTGGAACTTCCATTGACAGGTATCGCATATCTGCAACTCAATGCAGCCGAAATCGAAGACATACCTGCGCAGATGTGTCACTATAGTTTAGAGATTCCTGTAGGACAGTTTGGATATCCTGTATTCGTTGACCCTGCGGCAGGCGCACGTGGTCAGATCAATGTAGTAGACAGCGTACTTCCTAGTTTCGTTCCTAGCGAAATGGTTACTATCCCGACAGGACAACCTTTCCCTAACTTAGATAGTAACAACAGCATAAACAACGTATTGTCAAATGCTAATACATATTATAGTTCAGTCATCAATACTAATGACAATCCAGTGTTGACATTGCAGGCCCATTTACATGAGTTCAATGGTGAAGTTGCTATAGAAGGTACATTCAATAGCCAACTTACAGATTGGTATCCTATAAGTTCAGATGAATACTTAGAAACTACTGAGACTGTAGGGTACACGATACATGGATTTCACCCATTCATAAGAATGGTATTCACAAGTAATACCGGAATAGTATCAAACATTTTGGCAAGATAATGAGTCTGCGTGATTACATATTATTAGTAGAAGAAGCCAGTAAACACAAACATTTGTGGCACGGTACATCAACACCATCTGAAATAATAAAAAAACAGGGTCTAAAAAGTTCAAGACAACATTCTGTTTTTCTTACAGATAATCCTGAATTAGCAATTGAATATGCCGAATCCGATCAAAATAGAACCGGCAATGATGATGTGGTTTTAGTTACAGTAGATGTAAGTAAATTAGACCATACTAAATTGATAGGTGACATAGATCATACTAATATTGAAGATTGGCAAGAAAGTTTGTTAGAAACGGATCAATGCATGTATATGGGCGACATTACTTTGGATATGATAACAGCCATAGAAGATTTGGAATAATAAGTTGCCGATACACTTTGTTTTTACGTAGCAAGGTGATATAATTATAATGTGTTTGATATACTTCAAGTCATTCCTGGTAAGAAAAAACTAACGCAAAGCGGCTGGCACAGTTTCAACGCTGTGTGCTGCCACTATCGCGGGCATAGCGTTGACCGTCGCGGACGCGGTGGTATCAAATTCAGCGATGCCGACAACTGGAGTTATCATTGTTTTAACTGCGGATTTAAATCTGGGTTCACGCTAGGCAAACCACTCACTAAGAATACAAAGCAATTGTTGGCTTGGTGTGGTATGGACATTGACGATATCAACAAATATAGTTTTGAGAGTTTACAACACAAAGATTTGTTAGATTTTGTAAAGGTAAAAAAAGAAAAGAAAAAGGTAAAATTCAAAGAGATGAATTTGCCTGATGCTGAATTGATAGACACAAACAATCCTAAACACGAAGTCTTTATAGAGTATCTAACTAAACGTAAAGTAGATATCAGTAGGTTCCCCTACATGTGTACTCCTGATGAAGAAGGTCGTCAAGCGAATCGAATCATCATACCTTTCACGTTTGAAAACAAGGTAGTAGGACACACTAGTAGATACTTAGATGATCGTAAACCTAAATTCATTAGTGAGCAACAACCTGGATATTTGTTTGGTTACGATTTACAGAAACCAGAGTGGCAAGCATGTGTCGTGACTGAAGGTATATTCGATGCATTGAGCATAGATGGCTGTGCGTTGACTACTAACGGCATCAGTGAAGAACAAGCAGAATTATTAAAACAACTGAATAAAAAGATAATCGTTGTACCAGATCAGGACAAAAGTGGTATGGACGTTATCAATCGTGCATTAGAACTGGGTTTCTATGTAAGTATTCCTAGTTGGGAAACTGGAATCAAAGACGTAAATGACGCAGTAATAAAATATGGCAAACTCGCTACATTGCTAAGTATCTTGCAATCAGCGACTAATAGCAAAATAAAATTAGAGATTAAGAGGAAACAACTTGATAAACGACTTCAACATTGATGTACAGACATTGTTTTTAAGAATGATGGTAACGAACGCAGAGTTATATACCCGTGTCATGAACATCATGAATGCAGAACACTTTGATCGTAGATTGAGACCAGTCGCTGAATTCATCATAGAACATACTAAAAAATATAACGTCATGCCTGAACCTATACAGATCAAGGCAACGACTGACGTATCTGTTGATAGGCTAGATGAATTAGATGAAGGTCATTATGACTGGTTCCTAGAAGAATTCGAATCGTTCACGAAACGACAAGCACTTGAGAGGGCTATCCTTAAATCGGCAGATTTGCTAGAGAAGGGTGAGTATGAACCTGTAGAGAAACTGATCAAAGATGCAGTTCAGATTTCTCTACAGAAAGATATGGGTACTGATTACTTTGCTGATCCTAGAGCGAGATTGATGGCATTGAAAAGTAATAACGGTCAGAACAGCACAGGTTGGCCAGTTCTTGATCAAAAGTTATATGGTGGCTTCAATCGCGGTGAACTACAAATCTTTGCAGGTGGTTCAGGTTCAGGTAAGAGTTTGATCATGCAGAACTTGGCAGTGAATTGGGCACAAGCAGGTCTCAGTGGTGTGTATATCACACTTGAATTGAGTGAAGGTCTATGTTCAATGCGTATCGATAGTATGATGACTGACACAAGCAGCCGTGAGATTTTCAAAGACATTGATAATGTTGAGATGAAGGTCAAGATGGTTGCAAAGAAAGCAGGTCATCTACGAATCAAGTATATGCCGGCACAAAGTAATGTTAACGATATTAGAGCATATGTTAAAGAATTGCAGATTCAAACAGGTGTTCGTGTGGATTTCTTGTGTATTGACTATCTTGATTTGATCATGCCTGTCAGCGCAAAAGTCAGCCCTAGTGACTTGTTTGTTAAAGACAAGTATGTGTCAGAAGAATTGCGTAATCTAGCAAAGGAACTGAATGTACTATTTGTCACAGCAAGTCAGTTGAATCGTAGCGCAGTTGAAGAGATTGAATTTGATCACAGTCATATCTCAGGTGGTATTTCGAAGATTAATACTGCGGACAATGTGTTTGGTATCTTTACTAGCCGTAGTATGCGTGAGCGTGGACTTTATCAGATTCAATTGATGAAGACACGTAGCAGTTCAGGCGTAGGTCAGAAGATTGAACTTAAATTCGATGTAGAAACATTGCGTATCACAGACGATGGTACCGATGAATCATACAAGGCACAACCCTCAGGAACTCAGTTACTGGCTAAAATCAAGGCTACAAGCGAAGTGGGAGCAAGCACAGTTATTGAAAAAACTGACCCTATAACAGGGGAGATAACCCCTGAGTCTAGCAAGGTCGTACCCGACGTACAGAGCGCAAAACTCAAGAGTTTATTGGCTTCACTTAAGAAATAAAACATCCGTTTCCAGATAAATACTTTAAGGAATAATATATGCAAAAGCGTACACGTAGCCTTTTAGAAGAACTGGAAATTATCGGTAATAACCGCGACATGAACCATGTAATTGAGAGCAGGGCTCACAATGTCATCACTAGCGCCATCAATCTGATTGAATTGATGAACCGACAATATTCTCCAGAAAAAGCGGAAATCCTTGAAAAGAAACTATTAAGTGCTATCAAGGGTAAGGATGCGCATCGATTCGCTAAATCACTGAGGAAGAAAGATGAAGATCAATGAATTAAACATGTTTCAAAACATGTTAGGAAAAGCAGGACAAGCAGCCAGCGCGATAGCACAGCCAACTAACACACAAGGCGTGGGTAGTGCTATGGCAAGAGCCAAGAAGTCTGGTTTAAGCCCAGAAGACCAGTTAGCACAAGATTCGTTCGTGCAAAAGTTTGTATCTAGAGGTGCAAATGCATTAAACACAGCCATACAGCAAGGTTTAGTTGATACTACTTCTTCAGATTTGGGCACCCCGGGCGGCGCAGCCGGTGCTGGACAAGCAGGTGCGGCAGGTGCTGGAGCAGGCGGTGCAGGAGCACAACCAGCAGCCGCAGGTCAGACACCAGGCGCGGCGCCGGCAGCAGGTGGCGCACCTGCTAGCCCTAATGCAGCCACACAAGCCAGGATCGCAGCCGCACCGAATGGTTATGACCCGCAAACTGGAAAGCCCAACCCGGCTCCGGCAGCACCTGGTGCAAAAGTCAAGGCTCCTGGCGACGCCGCAATCGCAACTGGTCAAAAGCAAGGTGCGGCAAAACCAGAAATCGATCAGAATGTAGACAAGATCGTTAGTGCTATGAGAAAGTTACAGCCAGCTGGAACTAAACCACTACCACCGACATCTAAGATGGCTCAAGAAATAACTAAAGACTTAGCCAATGTATCAATGAACAAAGACTATTTGATTAGAGTTGGTGACAAGATTCTCAAAGCAAATAATGCCGGTTATGATGTCAAAGACTTACACAGACAGTTCATGGGTCAGTATGCTAAGGGTAATAAGCAAAAGACTATACAAGAAAGCATGGGCGAAGACAGACTCACAGAGATATATCATAAGATGCATTCTTCTGAGAAGTTTAGAAATGCATTAAAGAAAGCAGGATATGATCCTGAGTTGGCAGTTGACCGTATCGAAAAACTCCTTTCTAAGAAGAGAAAAGAAAGAGAAGATAGAGATAGATTCTTAAAGACTGACGAAGGTATTGTTGATAAAGTAAAAGGCTTCTTCGGTGGTAAAAAACAACCTGCTCAAGCGGCAGCAGGAGCACAACCAGCAGCCGCAGGAGCGGCCCCGGCAGCAGGACAACCTGCACAAGGCGCAGCCAAGCCTAGCATGGGTGCATGGTTGCGTGATAACTTCATGAAGGGTTTCTTGAGAGGTATTGATCTAGGTACTGCACAACAACAGATAGATGACATATTGAAGCGTATGCCTCAAAGTCTGAAAAACAAGACTGTTAACAAAGACCTCACTGATATAGCAAATATAGCATGGGCTGTTTCAGATCAAGGTAGAAAACAAGACGCACAACCTTAAAATGAACTTTGCTAACGAAAACGAATTCTTTCAACACATGAAAGAAAGATTTCGTCAATTTGACGAAGATGCTAGAGTATTGCGTGAGGGCAAAGGCCACTTAGATCACCCTGAAGACCTAGTAATATTGTCAGATGTTGCAGGTGCAAATCAGGCTATCAGTTCTATACTTGCTACTGCTAAGAATCCTAAAACAATCACTATTAAGTGGGACGGATATCCCGCATTAATATTTGGCCATGGTCCTGATAGAAAATTCAGCATCATGGATAAGCATATGTTCAATAAGAAAGACTTGTCAGGAAGAAAAGTATACAGTCCAGAACAATTCATAGAGTACGATAGAGCGAGAGGGGTTGACCGTGGTGAACTTAATAATATCATTACAAACATTTGGGCCGGTCTACAGAAGGCAAGTGAAGGAACTCAGGGCTACTACTGGGGCGACATGTTATTCGGGCAACCGCTTAAAGAACAAAACGGTTTGTATAAATTTAAAGCGAATCCTAACGGTATAGCATATACAGTAGATGCTGATAGCGAGATAGGTAAACTCATCACAGGCAAGACTGCTGGTATCGCGGTGCATCAATTTATTCCTGCTGATGCCGCTACTACTGACGAATCAACTCCGTTGAACGGTAGCATAGGTCAGTTAAAGAACAATAGCGATGTCGCTATAATTCCTAGTGCTATGCCTATAGTCCCTTCAGTGAAACTAGATCAAGGGCTAGTCAATAATGCTAAGTCTGCTGTAAAGCAATATGGAAATGCAGTAAAGAAATTGATGCAGGCTCCGCAAGCACGTAATACATTTAATCAATTGTTCACAACGTATATCAATAAAAAGATAGTATCAGGTGATCTAAGCAATCTAGCAAACGACTTCATGGACTACTTTGAGAGCCGCCCAATGACTCCTAGCATGAAACAGAAGTTATCAGATCATATCAATGCCAACAAAGCAGGCATAGAAGGTCTGTTCAATATATGGGTCGCTGTATATAACCTCAAGAATCAAGTAGTCGAACAACTAGCAAAGCAAGCAGAGCAAAGTCCAGTCAAGGGCTATCTACAGAGTGGCCAGCAAAGTCAAGAAGGTTTTGTGTCAAATGGCTTGAAATTTGTAGATAGAATGGGCTTTAGCCGCCAAAATTTGGCTGGCCAACGCTAGCCAAACCAGCATTTTTTTGTGCCAGGCATAAATAATAGTATGAGACAGTAGGTCTCACAACATTAGGAGATTTTAAAATGGCACAATTTACAAGAGTTAATGGCGACCTAAAACCAGTATTATGGTTAGATCAGCCAGATTACACAAACACAGGCGTTAACGCAGTTTCTTCAGCATTAACAGTTCAGCCACAAGGTCCAAAGTTGGACTTCTTCACTGCAACTGCAAACGGTGCTTTGACAACTACTCAAGTTAACTCAGCAGTTCAAACAATTCAGCAGTTAGCAACTATCTACATCTATGAATACACAGACGCATCTAACGACACATTAGCATTCGCTGTATACCCAACAGGTGCATGGACAACTGCTACCCTAGTAACTGCATTAGAATCAGCTACAGGTCCCGCTTGGGCAAATGCTGTAACTGTATCAGCCTCAGCAACTTTCACTAACTAATCATTAGTTTAAGTTGAAGCATAAAGGGCCCGAGATTTATTCTCGGGTCTTTTTTTTGCCTTAAATAAAGACATGCACAGGATTACCTGCTACACACTATTCGATATCACAAAGACAGGAGTATTGAATCGTGCTAGACCGGGTGATGATATAACAGATACAAATGCATGGTATAGAAAACGTAACACACAATGCAATTTCGATACTATATTGCAAGTCATATCATTACGCGCACAGCCCGATATCATTGAAGATCCTATACGGTTAGAAATAGACTTTAGTAAGGAGCATTATTTCGGTACTATGCTTACAGATAAGAAAACTGTTCCTGTATGGAAATTCGTGTTTGAGGTGCAACATCAAAGTGTATTTGAAGATGGGGTCAGTGATCTAGGGTCTTTATATAAAGACTGTTCAGAAGTACCTATGATTCAATGTGATAGTCAATGGCACAATACAGGAGATAGGTTAGATATAACTTTGGAAAAAAGGAACATTTATTTTGTTAAATATGAATATGAATAAGTCTTATCTAGCCAAAAAGATAAAGGATATCTTTATCGTCAAGGAGTATGACGGGAGTTATAACCTGTTTGGAACATATATCATTGTTCCTAAAGAGGACGGAATATTTAAGATAGTAACTATCAATGATCCGTATGCCCCTGAATATGAGTTTTCTAGCCTTAAATATGCAGTGACTCATTGCGTATTTGAGAAGAATAAGAAATGTAAAGAGACAAAAAGACTAAGAGAATTAGACCAGATTATAGGGGCATTAGATGTCGCTATAGCACAGCATAAAAAATTGATGAATAAAAGGGAAATTCCTGATAAATTCATTTATCTAGCAAAACTAGAAGAGGAAAAACTCAGGAGAAAAAATGCGTTAAAAGAGATTGAGGGCTACACCTCACTTTCTATGCATTTGCAGACTAAAAAGTATCAGGAATATCAAGACGAAAAGTATTGATTACTGATAAATATATCTATTAATATGGGATTTAACCATGAGACTCAACGAACTAGACAAAACAAACACAGCGTCACAGGCTCTTAAGGCCAACTTTGATTTCAGTTTTGATACATCAAGACTTAATCGCGCACAGACTAAAACTATGCTTGAGAAGGTAGTTGGACTGATCAAAGAAGCAAAATCAAGTCCTGATTTCTACAAGAACCACACGCATCCTTCATACATGAAATTAGTATTCATGGCTCAAGCATTGACAGAGCATTATAAAAATACTAAATCTGCTAGAATCGTTGTTGAAAACGAGCAGGTAGAAAAATCACAGGTTATCTTGGCAGCACAAGATATGCTCGACAGCCTTCAGAAAATGATTGAAGAAGTCAATGATATGTTAGTTAAAGAACTACCTGCATTGACAGACAGCATTCAATCAGAGATCGGCGTTACTGAATCAGGTGCATTCAATCAGGCAGCAAGCACCGCGTTAACTACATTGAATCAAACATTGAGTCAGAGCAAATCTGAAATGCAAAATGCTATGAATGCATTGACTGGTGTTGGTAGCCCTGAAGCATTAGGTGCACCTCCAACAGGCGGTGAAGAAATGGCTGTTACTGACGTTGCGGCTACATCTACCCCCGGCGGTGAAGAAGTTGCCGGTGCTGAAATGGATGCAGAGATTGCACCAGAAGAAGAACCAGAAACAGAACCAGCAGGCGGAGTTGGTCGCGAGTTGAGGTAAAATGTACCTCTATGAATTCGTCAATGATCCGAAGTTAGTTAAGTTGATCGCCGCTACCGATCAACTTAAAACCGCATTGGAAAACCAGAAGATTACAGACAACTGGACAGTAGATAAACTATTGACCTATTTTAGGAAGTTTGATCTTACTTTTTCAACTAACGATCTATATTCTATGATTCAAAATAAACCACTAAAAAATGTAGTGAGTAACATAGAAGGTGACACAGTAGTATTCAAAGGCTTAGAGCCACAACAACCAGCACAAGCCGAAGCCCCTCCTCCTGAGCAAAGTAAAGAAGTCGTCGCAAAGATGGCTAAGTCAGCAATGACCAAATAACTTGTAATTAACTTTTTATCAAGTATAATATACAAATGATTGTTTTGACTGAGATAGCAAAAACAAAAATTAAACACCATCTCAATAAACGTGGTCAAGGTCTAGGCATCAAAATTGGTGTCAAGACTACAGGATGTTCTGGACTTGCTTACGTATTAGAGTTTGTGGATAACCACGTTGAACATGATCATGTTATTGATTATGAAGAATTTAAAGTGTTTATCGATCCAAAATCATTTGTTTATCTAACAGGAATGACCATAGACTATAAAAGACAAGGGTTGAATGAAGGCTTTGAATTCAGCAACCCTAATGAAAAAGACCGCTGTGGATGCGGAGAGAGTTTTAGAGTTTGATTTATACACCTGATAAATTCCCATATAAAGAGTTAAAACGCGAGACCATTAACGGCTCACGAAAATATATGACTCCCGATGGTCATGCTGTTCCTAGCGTGACAACTATCTTAGATGCTACAAAATCTGAAGAGAGCAAGAAAGCGTTACATGAGTGGCGCAAGCGTGTTGGACCTGAGAAGGCTCAACAGATCACTACTGAAGCCGCTGGTCGTGGAACACGAATGCACAAGTGGCTTGAGAACTATGTAAAGACAGGAGTCACAGGTGAGCCCGGTAGCAATCCATACAGTATCCAAAGCCATCAGATGGCACATTCAATCATATCTAAAGGATTATCCAACTGCACCGAGTTCTGGGGCACGGAAGTATCTTTATACTTTCCTGAAGTTTATGCAGGGACCACAGACTTAGTAGGTGTCCATGGTGGTCAAGAAGCGATAATGGACCACAAGCAGACGAACAAGCCCAAGAAGCGTGAGTGGATCGAAGACTATTTTGTGCAGACTGCGGCCTATGCAACAGCACACAATGAAGTCTGGGGCACTAAAATACGTAAGGGCGTTATTTTCATGTGTTCAGCCGCAAATGAATATCAAGAATTCATAATAGAGGGTGCTGATTTTGACAAGTATACTGATCTATGGTATACTAGACTAGACAAATATTATACGCAGTTCTTGTAACATAATAGCATAAATAGTTGTACTACTTGGTAAATGTACAACTATGTCTATTATACAGATTTCAAAAATACAACAACGCGCGGGTGATCTCGTTGATCTTCCACAATTAGACGAGGCCGAGTTTGGTTTCGCTACCGATGAAAGACGCCTGTTCATAGGCAAAACCACCGGCAACATTGAAAACATCGAAGTTCTTACTGCATATAGTGAGATATCGTTCGATCAGATAGAAGGTGTGAATGGTAATATATCCATTGATTCATCTACACTAGCCAATGGTCAAGTGTTAGTATATGATGGTAATAATTGGGTAAATGGCGGATTTGTAAATCTAGGCAACGTCACAAACGTATCTATTGAAGGCGGTGCTATAGGTTATGTATTGACCACAGATGGGTCCGGTGGATTGTCATGGTCTCCAAAAGGAATAGTAGCACAAAATATAGAAACAATCAGTGCCGCTAATCCTGGTAGAATTACTCTATCACAACCATATCCATTCGCACAAGGTGTTGAAGTCACGATCAATGGTATAACAGGTGCAGGTGGTTTTGCAACTAATTTAAATGGTAACGTCTTCTTCCTAAAGACAGTGCCCGGCAATCTACAACTATATGATTTATATACTGATTCAGGATTAGTTTCTGGTAAAAATACTTCAGGATATGGAGCGTATCCTACAGATACAGGAGTTGTCATATTCAATACTGTAACAGCAAATGGTGGATTGGTAGCAGGAACAACATATAGCGTACAGTATAATTCAGGTACAGATTTTGCCGGAGACAGCAACTTCACATGGAACTATAATACAAATCAATTAACAATTGTTGGTAATGCTAATTTACAAACAACAGTAACAACCGCGATCACTACTGGAGGTAACACAACAGCAGGTACTATCACTGGTAACTGGACTTTAACTTCAGGCTCAAGATTGACAGCGACTTATGCTGACCTTGCAGAATATTATTCTGCTGACAAAGCATATCTACCCGGTACTGTATTAGAGTTCGGTGGTGAAAAAGAAGTTACAATTGCCGGCATAGAAACTAACAAATTAGCAGGGGTAGTTTCTACTAACCCTTCTTATGTGATGAACGGTGACTTACGAACTCAGTTCCCTGTCATTTTAGCCTTAGTAGGCCGCATACCGGTAAACGTTATCGGCAAAGTAAGTAAAGGTGATATGCTTGTTAGTGCAGGAAATGGATTGGCTAAAGTTGTTACAGGCACTCCTAAGATAGGTACAGTTATAGGTAAAGCGATAGAAAATAAAGTTGACGACGGCGAAGGTTTTGTCGAAGTCATGATCGGCAAGTTATAACATAAATAGTATATAGGATAACAAACATGGCGGCAGCAATTTATACACCAAGCGGATCAAGTCAACGCACAACAGTAGCAACTACTGAGAAGGTACGTATTTCCACAACAAGTAGCGCGATTGCTGTAGCAGTAGGCAACAGTTCAGTCACAGCAAATCTTACTGCCTGCGAGATAATTCCTGCAAATACAGTCAACAATAGTTTTATTGTTGGTGAAGGCAATTACATAGCATATATTAGCGTAAGCGGTACTGGTATATTCTCTATCACCGATTTAGGCGCCCCTACAAGCCCTTAAGCCACGCAAAAAAATATACTTTTTTGATAAATATAACATATACTCTCATGGTGAGAGTTTATGCAGTACCCACTGCGTAGCGGCTGGAACCCGCAATCAACAGGAGAAAACAAATGGGACGTCCATTAAAAATCGCAAAGGCTCAAGCAGTCATAGTTTTAACTGCTACTAATGCCTCAACAGAAGTAGTCACTACATCATCAAACTTAACTAATCTAGGTATCATTGCAGGTATGCCATTCATTCCAGCAAGCAATATCGGTGGCTTAGTTGCAGGTACAACCTACTGGATACTGAAAATATTGTCAGCAACTACTTTCACAGTATCAGCAACAGAATTATCAGCAAATCCAACATACACACCAGTTAATTTATCGGGTGCGGGCCCTGTTACAGTGTCAGCAACAGTTGGTTTAGTAGATGCATATTTCAACAACCCAGATGGTTCAGCAAACACATATTCAGTAGTCGGTGGTAACACAGCACTATATGGTAACCAAGTATTAGTTGGTGTATGTATCGGTATCACTGGTGAAGGCACAATAACTTGTGCAGACGACAGTCCAAACTTAGATGGTGTCGGTACTGACTTTGCAAACACATTGACTGATGGTACAATCGTGTACACAGACGCAGGTGTGATTCTTGGTACTATTGATGATATCGCAAATGCAAATGCTGTATTCGCAACATTTGCAGCCAATGCTACAGCAAACGTAACTGATGGTGCATATATCTATGGTAATCCAGAAGCAGGATTCATTGTTCGTCAGAAAGGTAAGCAGAAGTATCTAGTCACTGGTTCAACTAGTGGTTTGACTGCCGCTTGCTATACTGCAAACGTAGCAAACACAGCATTGTTGCCAAACACTTTCAATATCCAAGGTACATACGCAAACTCATCAACAGTATTTGTTCAATCATTGAGCGATCATACTGCTGAGTTGTTCACTGCCAATTCGGGTGTTACTGCTCTACCTAATGAGACAGCAAATATCAACAATTCAAGTCCTGCGTTCTCGACATTCAATACTGCATATGCCGCTAATACATACGGTGGACAACCTTATCCTATCGTAACTATTAATAAGGCTTAATAAATCATGTCTAATGCAAGCGCAGTTAAACGTGTAGAACAAGCCGAGACTGAGATCGCGGTACTTCAAGTCCAGTTTAGAAATCTGGATGAGAAGATCGATGATCTCAAAAGTGAAGTAAAAGACTTACACGAATGCCTAGACAGGAACATGGATGAGACTAAAATTATTCTCAAAGAATTTCAAGAGAGTAATAAAAAATCTCATGACGAGTTAGCAGAAAAGATATCTGGTATTGAAAAGATAAAATGGATGCTAATGGGAGCGGCCGCAGTTTTAGGTGCGACCGGTGTCGAAGCAGTAAAGATGCTTTTTGCTATGTGATGAGAGATGATTCATCTCAGTAAAAACGGGGCTTAAGCCCCGTTTTTATTTTCAGTAAGATTTTTTAATTTTTCTTTCACAATATCAATGTTGATTGTGCTAAACAATCCGGGATGCATGGGTTTAGGATGTTGATTCTCACCTACCCAAGCATAGCCGATATGTTCATCATTCAATACAGGAATAAACTCATCATCTACTGAACAGAAAAATGTGTGATAAGTGAAAGTCTTATTGACAAATTTCTGTATAGGAATCAATTTGGCATCTTTTGGAAAATATCCAATCTCTTCTACACATTCGCGTTCTAATCCTTCAAACAACGTTTCATCTTCTTCTACCTTACCGCCCGGGACGCCCCAACTATGATTGGCATCATTACGCAATAGATATAAGAATCTACCCGTATTTTTGCTGTAAAAGAATAAACCTGCCGAAGTGTTTTTCATATCTAGAGTATAACACTCTATTGCTTAGATTACAACACTATAGTCGCCCTGATCGTACCAACCTTCATACGATTTCATCCATTGACCTTCTTGCTCTACATAACGATATTGGATATTAGTAGTTAGATTGGTAACATACTCTACAGTAGT